GTTCTAATTCACCTTGACCTGACTCGTGATTGTATAAAAACTCTTTGCGGACAAAGCATTTAACAGGCGGAATGTTAGCTACTAAAAAAGCCATTAACAGTCTCCATAACTTTCTCCGTACTTAGCTTCACAAGCAATCGGTAAGTCTTGACCCCAACTAGGAGGCGTTGACATTATATCCATAATAAATTTCATAGCGATATCTATTTCTTGAGTAGGAACAACACAAACAATCGCATCGTGCACCGTTAGTACAGGCTTATACTTTTCATTAATTGCTATCATTTGCTCTCCTACAATAATTCTTGCTAAGGCTTGAACCACATTCTCTACGACTGAACCCCCCCATATAGATATAGTACCTCGTCTAGATTTATAGACATATTGAGTCTTTCCTTCTGACGAATCTAGATGTAAGTTTGGGTAATGAATATATAATCCGTTAGGTAATTGAATACCTTCTTTAGTAACTAACAAACATTTATGTTGTCCTAAGTAATAAGGTTTCATGTTGTCAGTCCAGTTAGCCATATTTTCTAAAGCTCTGTCGCATTCTTCCCATAATCTAATCACATGATGATTAAGTGTTCTATAAACTTTGACAAGCCTCTGACATTCTTGGTCATCTAATACTGCACCTGGAGGTTGTGTTTTTAAAGTGTGTTGTAGCTTACTCCACCCAGTCCCGTAGCCTAAACCTAACGTACAAGTCTTGCCCACAAATCTTTCTACAGGGTCAGCTTTAGTAATAGCTCTGTTATAAACTTTGGAAGCAAACTCTGAGTAAACATCTCGACCTTCACGATACCATTGAACGACATCGTCTTGCCCTGCTAACCACACAAGTATCCGAGCTTCAATTTGTGATGAGTCTGAGTTAATAACATAATTACCGATAGGCGCAATAACTGCATTTTTTAGAGCCTTCTTTTTCTTATCACGGCTAGGTAAGTTTTGAAAGTTTACTTTGTCTGAACCTGCCCACCTGCCTGTATGTGCACCATAATACTTAAGTGGAATAGGAAGTTTTGATCTGTTTCTAGCACCGATGTCTAAGAACCTTTCTATGCGAGATTCTTCTAAGGTTGATTTAGTTCCTAAACGGACAGCACACAGTTCTTGTATAAAAGAATCTTCATGTTCAGTAAGTGCTATAAAACCTTCATCATTTTTAGCTAATGCAAAGGTATCTTTTCCTGTAGCGGGGCTTGTTTTTAATGGGGGTATCACGCCATACTCTAGTAAGAGTTCTGCAAACTGTTTATTAGATGCTAACTTAGCACGGACACATTCTTCTGTCTCACATTTTAATCTCTCCATTAATGACCTTAACAAGTCGCCTTTCTCTTGTTTTATATCATCTAATCTTTCCTGTAGAAGAGCATCGTCGAGATACAATGTTGGCTCGGTATACATACGAAGGGTGAGGTCTATAAGTTTTAGTTCGTTAGCGGGGAAGTCTTGAGCTAGGACATTATATAGTTTGTAGGTAAGTTCAACATCGTTCTTACAATACTCACCATATTGTTTTAAATCATCAAGTTCAAAGTCCTCTACTCGTTTACCTTTAGCATCAACTACTTCTGTGCCTTTTTTACCAAGTTGGTATCGTTCAACGAGAGCCGCGAGAGAGCCACCCACATCCACACCATGCTTAGCACGAGCCATGCCAAGAGTATCAAGATAAATAGCTGGGACAATGTTAAAAATAAACGAGAGAATAGCACCATCGAATTGTGTATTATGACAAAGTAAAATGGCTTCGTTCCAATTAATCTCCATAAGTTTAGTTTTAATATAGTTATGTGAGCCTGTAATCCATTTAGTTTCTTGGTCGTCAATCTTAACACCCACTCCAATAACTTGAAATCTTTCATCGCGTATGTATTCCTCTGTGGTTAGGTTTGATAAACTGAAACCCTGTTCATAAAAAGTTTCAAAGTCTAGTGTGATTAGATTCATAAGGTTGATAATAGTAACAGAACAGCTACTATTACCGCAAACATTATTTTACTATTTCTATCTTCATTCTTTTCAAATTCGTCTCTTACATATGGCGCACCCCACGCCTCTCTTGCACTGCGCGGTGTAGGTTTATCAAATTGATCAGGATTAAAGAATCTCCAGCCTTTCTTTGAATTCTTTTTAAATACTTTCATTTGCCACACTTCGAATTCTTGGATTGCATGTCTTGCACTTGGGTCAAAATTATTTAATTTTGCGTTTTGCACAATATTTCTCCTTTTATTTTGCGTATTTTTCAAATTCATTACGGCACTCGGTAGAACACCAACGGCGATCGTCTTTGACTGGGGTTTCACACCATATACACTTCCCTGTTTGATTAGAAGGTTTTTTGATTTTATCGTGCGCATTTTTTACTCCCATGTCAATCATGTGTTGCATTAAATCATTCGCTACGTCGGCATCATCACTCATCTTATAAATTCTTTATCTTTTGATTGAATATAAAAATACTTACGCCACACTCCACCTCTAGGTTGTGCCTTCGGTAAACTAATTAATCCTTGCTTATCTAGTTCTCTAATTCTTTGGTGACTACCATGTGCGTGCAGTATGATATGATTTCTATTTGCATTTGGGTGGTCTTCCATATATTGATTTACGATTGCAATAAGTTCTTCGTCGGTTTTCTTTTTATAATCTGATACCATTAAAACAAACACTCCCCTACTAATTTAAATAAGTCTTCTTTAACTTCAATTGGTTTATCTAGTTTTACTACTTTAACATCGGGATTGTTTTCTGTAAACCATTTAGCCTCCTTGACAGACCAACGATGTTTACGTATAACCTCACCCTCGTCATCTACAACTGCGTAACTAAATGGAATCATGGTACTAAAGTCTTTTGTTCAAAACATTCTAAGTGTGACTTCACGTAGAAGTGAGGTCTTATTTCCTCATAGAGCTCACCTTGTATGCATTTTAAATTCATCTTATATTTAGTTTGTGTTTGGTTATACTTCATAACACCCCATGTAATGCAACACCCTACAATAAGTCCTACTAATATAAACCCTGTTCCTTTATATTCTTTATCCATCATAGCCCTCCGTTAGCTTCAATCATTCGTTGTGTTGATTCTCTATAACTTTTTATACCTGTAATTTTTTCAGCTTTTTCTTCACATTTATATAGTGGTGTTATCACTATGTTATGTTTTTTTGTTGGCAAGTCTCTTATCCATGATAGTTCTTTCGGTCTTGTTTGCATAATGCTTGACCACACGAGGTCTCCGTGACTATTGAATTCTTCGATTGCCCATGCGTATGGGTCTTTCATATGATGTCCTTAGTAAAATACATGGTTGTTTATTATAACACGTGGTTTCATTCCCCACTGATTGTTAAGTGCAATACTGTGAAAATGTGATGCGCCTTTAGAATAATCTCTTGCTTTTAAATGTAATATCTCGTGTGCAATTTTGTAATATGATGTATTCTTTAACGCCTCAGGCGTCGGTGGTTTTAGTTTACCATACCATGAGAATTGGTAGGGCTTTTTCATTTCTATACACACGTTCTCAGGTTTGAAATCGGCACGTCGGTATAACACGTAGCCTACGGCAATCTGCCCTGCTATGCCCTCTCCCCTTGCTTCCATGAATATAGTTGTGGCGAGACACGCCAATGCTTGGTCTATCATAGCAACCTCCTTAAATAAGAAACCAGTTACCTAGTCTTTCTTTTGGTTTTTTGCTTTTTCTTCTTCGTGTTTGATTAGTTCGTTAAGATACCATTGGGCTTTATACAAGTCCTCTAGTCCGTTTTTGAATGGATATCGCCATACATATTTAATTATATTAGCCACGCATACTGCCGCGATTCCTAATAAATGTTTTGTTGCTTCAGCGATAGCATCGATGCACTCTATCTTTCCTTGAGTGTAGTGTGAGGGGTGATTTACATTGTCGCCTGCCCCTGTGTGTTTTACTGCTTTACTTCCTGTATAACTATTAAGAATTTTCTTTAATCTAGTCATTCAATCTCCTTTACTAGAGCCAATAGTGACTCTATATTACCTTCGTTTATCACGATTGCCAAGCCTTGATTTGCTTTTATCTGGTCTATGTTGTATTTTTGCAACGCTGTGACTTGACCCTTTCCTGCTTTACATTCTATAGCGATGAACCTGCCTTTGTAGCAGGCGATGATGTCAGGGATACCACTCTTACCATAACCTCCAGTTTGGGGGGAGAAATGATAGCAACCTAATGAATCCAAGATTTTCTTTACTTTGTGTTTTACTTTTGCTTCGGGTGTCATGTTTATCCTTAGTTAGTCGTTCACCTCGTAGTGAATTCAAATCTGTCTCATGTAAAACTATAATGTATAACGAGGGTGATACTTGCCATGCTATATTCTCTAAGTCTTTCATGTCCTCAGGGCATATATACAGTTCAGGGTCAGTTATAGCCCATGTATCTACTAATTCATATCCTGTGGGTTCACCATGGTCAGACCTAGCTTTGGCAAAGGGTAGTTTCATTCTAATAAATATTGGTAGTGTCTCATCTGTAAATTTCCTTGTATAGTTTTTATCTACGCAAACTACGTAGCTACCATCTGTATGCCACATTGGCACTCTCCAATGCTTCTTGAGAATATGGTGTGGCATAGGGCAATAT